TACAAGGAATAGCTCCTACTTTAATAACTATGGCTGGCGCTTTAGCTTTATTTGGAGTAGCTTGTTTAGCAGTTGGTGCTGGCGTTGCAATGTTATCGATTGCTTTTGGTACATTCATTAAAACGTTAATGTCGATTGTCGAATTTGGTGTTGGCGCTATCGTAGGCGCATTACAAGCTATTATTGGCGGTATAGCAGAAATGTTACCACTTATCTTCACAATGATCGCAAATGCTATCGTGGCATTCTGCGAAATAATTACAAAAGGAGCTCCAGCTATTGGTGCGGCTATCGTCGCAGTTATTTTAGCGGTCTTCGATATTTTGGTAACAGTTGTTCCTCAATTGGCCGAAAGTTTATTCAAAATTATTTTGGGTGTTTTAGAGTCATTCATCCAATATTTACCAAGTATTGTTAATGCAATTTTCACAATTATCTTAACTATAATTAATAAAATTGGCGATTTTATTCCAGATATGGTTCAAGCTGTAGTGAATTTATTTATGAAATTCTTCCAAGCATTAGTCGATGCTTTGAAAGGCATTGATACACAAACTGTTCTAGAAGGTATAGTTTGTATGGGCGCAATTGCTGGTTTAATGGCGGCTATGTCTGCCGTATCAGCGTTAGTTCCTGGAGCAATGGTTGGTGTTTTAGGAATGGGTCTTGTTGTAGCCGAATTAGCGTTAGTATTAGCTGCTATTGGAGCATTAGCTAGAATTCCAGGTTTAGTGGATATCGTAGCTGACGGTGGTAAATTGTTAATGGCTGTAGGTACTGCTATTGGACAATTTATTGGCGGAATTTTAGGCGGAATTGCTCAAGGTTTCACAAGTTCATTACCTCAAATCGGTACTGATTTATCCAATTTCATGACAAATCTTAGACCATTCTTAGACGGTATCAATAGCTTAAATGCTAACGCATTAAATAACGCTAAAACATTGGCTGGTGTAATACTTACTATTACTGCAGCAGATATAATTCAAGGTTTAACTAGATTTATAACTGGTGGATCTTCTATGGCTAAATTCGGTAGCGAATTGGCTGCATTCGGTAGAGGAGTTAAAGATTTCGCTAATCAAACAGCTGGAATAGATCCTACTACAGTTACTGCAGCGGCAGAAGCTGGTAAGAACTTGGGTATTATGGCTAAGAACATTCCTACTTCTGGTGGTCTATGGGATTTAATTGCTGGTAAGAATGACTTAAAAGGATTTGCTGATCAACTTACTCATTTCGGTAAAGGAGTTAAAAACTTTGCACATGAAGTAACAGGTATTAACGGTGAATCTGTTAAAGCAGCAGCTGAAGCTGGTGTACAATTAGGTAAAATGGCGAAAGAAGTTCCAACTTCTGGTGGTCTATGGGACAAACTTGCTGGTAAGAACGATATATCAGGATTCGGTGGTCAACTTAAATCATTCGGTGAAGGTGTTAAAAACTTCGCTAAACAAGTTACAGGAGTTAATTTCGATTCAGTTTCAGTAGCAACAGATGCTGGAATACAAATAGGTAAAATGGCTAGAAATATGCCTACTACTGGCGGTCTATGGGATAAACTTTCTGATAAGAATGATTTAGGAACATTCGGAACACAACTTGGAGCATTTGGTTCTGCGATAAAGAATTTCATACAATCCGTTAATGGCGTTGGTGATGCATCAAAAGCTATATCAACTGTTAATAATTTGAATGACAGTTTTAAATCGTTCAGCACTAAAGGTATTGAAGGTATGACCGATGCATTAGAAAAAGGTAAGACTAAAGTTAATAAATCAATCAAAGATATCGTAAAATCAGCGATTGAAGCAGTTGAAGATAAAACTAAAACATTTGTTGATGCTGGTAAAAAGTTTATTGATAAATTCATTGACGCAATTGAATCTTATTCAACGAAAGTTAAGAATGCATTCTTAAAACTTATTACAACAGCTATCGGTTCTATGAAGACTGATAACTATTACAGCAAATTCTATAGCGTTGGTAAATATTTCGTACAAGGATTTGCTGCAGGTATTAGCGATAATACATATTTAGCTTCTGCAAAAGCAAAAGCGATGGCTAATGCGGCAGCTAACGCAGCTAAAAAAGCACTTGACGAACATTCACCATCTAAAGTTGGTTATAAAATTGGGGATTACTTTGGTGTTGCTTTTGTAGATGCGATAGACGATTATGCAGTAAGAGCATATAACGCTGGTTATGATATGGCTTCTTCAGCTAAAACTGGATTATCAAATGCTATATCTAAGATCAGTTCTTTAATCGAAAATGGAATTGATAGCAACCCAACTATTACTCCAGTATTAAATTTAGATAATCTAGCGACTGGTGCTGGACTAATTAACGATATGTTCGCTATGTCTCCTAATGTTGGAGTATTAGCAAAAGTAAATAGAATAAGCTCATCTATGAGCAGAAGTCAAAATGGCGCTAACGACGATGTTATTGCGGCTATTGACGATTTAAATAGAACAATGAAAGCTTCTTCTAACGATAAACTTTCTATTGGAAACATTAATGTTGAAGGTGGAAGTGACTTAGAACAAGCAATGCAAATTATAATTAAAGCTGCCAAAATGGAAAGGAGGATGTAACTATGGCTGATAACAGACAATATTATGTTGTCGCATGGGGTGATACCCTTACTAAAATTGCTGAAAAATATGCTACTACTGTAGACGAGTTATTACGATTAAACCCGTCAATAACTGATAAAAATAAAATAGCAGTTGGGCAAAAGATTGTAGTTGCTGGTGATCCAGCTGACACTAAAGATACTGGTAATATTGTAGCCATTACAGCCTTCGGTCCATTAGTAACAGCGCCAAGAACTTTATTGGTTACTTGGGCATGGACTAAAGATAACACTGAAAATTATCGTGTTATTTGGCGTTATTTAACAAACGACAAAAATGATATGGGGGAACGTATCTGGTTTACTGGTTCGGACTCTACTACTTCGAATGCAGACACAAGGGAAAGTACTTATAGTGCTCCCGAAAATGCTATAGCAGTTAAAGTTAAAATTAAACCTATGGCCAAATCGGGTTCGGCGGCAGCATCATGGACTGGTGCGTGGACAAACGAACATGTGCATTACTTCGATTTTACTTTACCATCTACACCAGACGTTCCTAACATTTCTATTTCTGGTTACAAATTAACCACTGGTTTCGATAATCTAAGTACTGATTTAACTCACATTGAATTTGAAACAATCACAGTACATGACGGAGCGGTATTTAATAAATCTGGTAAATTACCAATTACTGCGGGATATGTTTCATATTCTTGTACTATCCAAGCTGGTTACAAATATAAAGTTCGTTGTCGTATATGGCAAAACGAATTATATAGCGATTGGTCAGCGTATTCAACTAGTGCTGATTCTTTACCAACAGCTCCTGAGATTACTCAGTGTGTTTCAAAATCTAAAACATCGGCTAAAATAACATGGAGCAAGATAAAGTCAGCAGCTAGCTATGAAATAGAGTACACAACTGACAAAAAATACTTTGATGCAGTTGGCGGAGATACAACTAGTGTTCAAGTTACTGACGATACAGCAGATACTGAAACGACTATCAGTAAGGTGTTTGAAAATCTGGCAACTGGTGCTGAGTACTTTGTTCGTGTCAGAGCAGCAAATCAAAATGACGTTTCAAAATGGTCTGAAATTAAGTCGTTTATCATTGGTACTAAACCAGCTGCTCCTACTACATGGACTAATGTATCTACAGTTATTGTGGGTGAAGATTTATCGTTCTATTGGATGCATAATTCAAAAGATGGTTCAAGTCAAACTTGGGCTGAATTAGAAATCACAATCGACGATTTGGAACCAGAAATTTATACGTTTGAAAATACTAAAGACGAAGAAGAAAAAGATAAAACTAGTGTTCAGACATTCCCTACAGACGATCTTACTGACGGTTTGAAACTTAGATGGCGTGTTAGAACAGCTGGTATTACAACTGACTCCGAAGGAAATCCAGAATATGGTGATTGGTCTATATCTAGATTAGTTAATGTTTACGCTCCACCTACATTAAGTCTTACTTTAAAAGATGCGAGCAACGCTGTAATAGATCAAGAAATTTCTTCTTATCCTTTCTATGTGAAAGGTGTTACTGGCAATACAGCAAATCAACAACCTACTGGTTATTATGTGTCAATCGTTGCTAATGAAAGTTATGATACTACAGACAATCTTGGTAATAATAAGTTTATTGGTGTAGGAACTAAAGTATATTCTGAGTATTTAGATATTTCAGATAAAAATTTATCTGTCGAAATGTCAGCAATTAATTTAACACTAGAAAACAACATTAGTTACACAGTACAAGTTACCGTATCTATGGATTCAGGATTAACTGCTACTACTTCTGCTATATTTAGAACGGCATTTGATGGTACAGGTTATATGCCATTTGCTGAAATCGGTATAAATAGAGAAGCGGTTACAGCGTACATTAAACCATATTCTAGTGATAGGGATAATGTTTTGCTATCAGTTTATAGAAGAGATTACGACGGTTCATTTGTTGAAATCGCTACAAATCTAGTTAATTCGTCTAAAACATATGTAGTCGATCCACATCCAGCATTAGATTTTGCTCGATATAGAATCGTTGCTAAGAACACTACGAATGGGGTAATTACATATAACGACGTTCCGGGATATCCAGTTAACATTAAATCTGTAATTATACAATGGGACGAAGTATGGCAATATTTCCAAACATCTGAAGACGATCCGATGGAAGAACCTGCTTGGTCTGGTTCGATGTTAAAGCTTTCTTATAATATTGATGTTTCCGATAATAGTAATCCAGATGCTTCTCTTATCGAGTATATCGGTAGAAAATATCCAGTCGGTTACTATGGTACACAAATTAGAAGTGCCGCCACATGGAATATGGTTATACCTAAATCTGATAAAGAAACTTTATATGCATTACGTCGTTTATCTGTTTGGATGGGCAATGTATATGTCAGAGAACCAAGCGGTAGCGGATATTGGGCTAACATTAAAGTAAGTTTCAGTCAAAAACATAAAGAATTAACTATACCAGTAACTTTAAATATCACTAGGGTCGAAGGAGGAATGTAATATGCCTAATTGGTTTGAATCAATGCAACAAACATACGAATATTACATCGTCGATCCTGTAACTTGGAAAGATATAAAGAAACTGGATGCTGTAAAAAGTAGTTCTATAGATTGGGACGAAGACACTGATACTCTTGGTTCTGCGGTTATAGATGTGACTAAAACCATAGGAGAGAATTACATTAGGATCTATCTAGTTACAATTCAAAATGGAGTAACTGAAAAATTTCCTTTAGCTACTGTTTTGGTTCAAACTCCATCGATGTCATTTGATGGTAAAGTCGAAAACAATTCTTTGGATGCTTATACTCCGTTAATCGAATTAAAAGAGAAAAAACCTCCGATTGGTTATTATGTTGCTGAAAATGTAAACATCATGGATGTTACATGTCAAATCACAAAAGATAATTTGAGAGCACCTGTGGTTAAAACTACATGCACTGAAGAATTATACAGCGATTTTATAGCTGATTCTGAGTCTACTTGGTTGATTAATTTAAAAGATTTAATGGCTAATGCCAAATACAAATTCGCATTGGATGAAATGGGTCGCATTCTTTTCTCTCCGAAACAGGATGTGGCCTCTTTACAACCAGTGGTAACGTTTGACGATGGTAACAGTTCGATTCTATATCCAGACATTGATATGGATCGAGATTTATTTGGCATTCCTAATGTTGTAGAAGTTGTGTATTCAGATGGAACGGATATTAATACGACGACTGGTAAAGGAGGAACTTATACAGCTAGAGTAGTTAATGACGATCCTAACAGTCCTACATCAACGGTTAGTCGTGGACGAGAAATTCTTTATCGTGAAACCAATCCTAGTTTAATAGGTAATCCTACAAGACAACAAATCGACGAATATGCTGAGTTGCTTTTACAAGAGCTATCATCAGTAGAATACACTATAACTTATACTCATGGATATTATCCAGTTCGTGTAGGGGATTGTGTCAGATTAAATTATACTAGAGCTGGCATTACGGATGTTAAAGCTAAAATTGTACGTCAATCAATTAAATGCACTCCAGGTTGTCCTGTGACTGAAACGGCGGTTTATACAACTAGATTTTGGAGGAAGAAATAATGGCTCTATCTAAAAGTACACTAACTAAGTTTGTTAAAGCAACAAACGATACAAATAAAAACACTCAAAAAGAAACGACTGTTTATGGAACTATATCGTCTTACGATCCGACTAATAAAGTCTGTTACGTTAAACTAGATGGGGCAGATAATGATATTCCAGTTACACGTTATACTTCTACTGTTGAGGCGGGAGAACGAGTTATGGTTATGATAAAAAACCACACTGCTGTTATTACTGGAAATTTAAAATCGCCATCTGCAGGAACAACACATGTTACTACAATAATAAAAGAGTCTATCCCAGTAGCAGATCAAAGCTTCATAGATGGGTTATGGTCTGATTACTTTGAATAGAGAAAGGAATGACATTAATGACACCATGGGAAGTATTTGAAATAATCGTGTTTATTGCCGGTTTTTTAGCAATTGTTATTAAGATATCTAACGTCATTCAGAAGAATACAGATGCTATAAATAGTTTGACTTCTGAAATATCTGATTTATCTACTACCAACAAGAAAGACCATAAATATTTTCACGAAAAAATCAATCACTTAGATACTGAAGTCGAAGTAATGAAAACAAAACATGACTCAGATATACAATTAATAAATACAAAAATAGAAAAGGAGTAATGAAAAAATGGAAGAACTAATAACTTTTTTAACACAATATGCGGTGTTTCCTATAGCTCTAATTTGCTTTTGTATAGGATACGTTATTAAACATTATATTACTAAATTACCAAATCGTTTTATTCCAGTGATTTTAGCTGGAGTTGGTTTGGTTTTAAATTTAAGTTTTAATGGTTTTACATTTAGTTTAGAAATAATTATTGGGGGTATTGCTTCTGGTTTAGTTGCAACTGGATCATTCGAAGCAGTTCGTAATTTATTTAAAAAGAAAGAAAATCAAAATGAGGGATTAACTCATGAGAACGATCAAGTTTAAAGTTAATCAACAAAGAATTAGAAATAGAAATAGCGTTTGTCATATATATGCTGGCACGAATAACTATTTAAATTTAGAATTTGAATTTGACGGAGATTGGGATGGCTGTAAAAAGGCCATCTCTTTTATTCGTCCTGAGCAAAAAGAATTACAAATGCTTTTGGTAGACGATCATTGTATTGTTCCATCTGAAGCGTTTGGTGAATCACAATTAGAATTTTATATTGTTGGTAAAAATGGCAATTATAGAATCGAAACGCAAAAATTTATCATTAGGTTGGGAGAATAATAATGAGCAACATAGATACACTATTGGATGGTGCGACAAATAATAAAATTACTCTAACCGTTAATGAACCAACAAGATCTATGTCTTATAATGGACAAATCTTACTTGGTGTTGAAGGTGATCATAAAGCAGAAAGAATATATTTTAAAGCTCCTAGATTTATTTTCATGGACAAAGATATAGACTTATGCTCTGAGAATATAAAGGTATTTATTAAATTTCAAAATGCCACTAACAATACTTATATTTACGAATGTCTTGATAAATCATCTTCCGATGTTCCAGGACCTGTAGAAGTTAGCGACGATGGAGAAGGAAATGTAACAATCGATATTAGCGGAGGTGCAAATTCAACGGATGATGGCGATGGTGGTATATCACTAGCGAATGAGGAAGAAGAAACAGTTGAAGAAGAATTTGTATATTTTTCTTGGATATTAACTAGAACTGTTGCTGAAGCAGCCGGAATAGTTAGTTTCGTAGTATGTATTCAACATATTGGAACGGATGAAAATGGAGCTGAAGTAGTTTTAAATGAATGGCATTCTACACCATTTACTGGCGAAATCCAAAAAGGTATACCTGTTGATTCTGCTACTCCTGAAATTATAACAGATCCTCAGACTTCTATATATCAATTAAAATTAGAAATTCAATCAGTAGATTTAATCGTTAAACAACATGATGATACTATAAAAACATTATCTGAAGCAGTTAATAATAAAGCTGATAAAACCGAATTAGATGCGAAAGCTAATCAAACTGATTTAGAGGCTTTAACAAAAACGGTAAATACAAAAGCAGATCAAACCGATTTAGATGCTTTAGAAGGAACTATTAATGCTAAAGCCGATCAATCGGATTTAAACTCTTTGGAATCAAGAGTTACTAATCTAGAAAATAATGGTGGTTCCGGATCTGGTTCTGGCGATAATACAGAGTTAGAAAATAGAGTAACAGAAGTTGAAACTGAAATTGATAATATTAAAGGCGATATTAATACTCTTGAAACAGTCGTTAATTCTAAAGCAAGTCAAAATGATGTTGATACTCTTGAGACCGATGTAACAGTTCTAAAAGGAAGAGTTGACACTTTGGAAGCTGGCGGTTCTACTGGAGAAGGAGAAGATAATCCAGTGTTACTAGAAAGACTTGCTGTTGCTGAAACTGACATTGGTAATCTTAAAACGGATTTAGATGCTTTAAAAACGAGAGTTACTAATTTAGAAAATAGTGGTAGTTCTGGATCTAGTTCAACAGAACAAAATAACATATTAGAATTCGGATATGACTTTCCAGCATCTCAAGACTCAACTACAAACTATATAATCGATCTTTCAGAGTTACCAGAGGAACAATTAAAGAACGCTAATACAATAATGATTCGTGCTAGTGAGGCAGATATATATTTAAATAAAGTAGCTGCTGTATCAGGAAGCATGTATGTATATACGGCTTGTGAATATATAAGAACTAGTTCTAGCGCATATCCGAAAGTGTACTCATGCGTGTTCGATATTACTGATGAAATAGAAGTAATACTAAGTATTTATAATATGAATTTTGCTTCTCAAATTAGTACTTTAGAAACAAAAGTTGAGGACATTGAGACTTCTGATTTAGAATCAAGAGTTGTTAATCTTGAAGCAGAACATACCATTAGTTTTACTTTACATGATATTAATGGAGACAATCAAGACGTTACTTTATCCGCTCCATTCAGAACACAATGGAGTTCACTAGCTACATCAAATCCACAGATTATGATTGACCAAGACGGATGTATGTGTTACGGATCTACATCTAGACCATTGTTTAAAGATTCTAACATGAGCGAATTTGTATATGAAACTGATTATGTAGAGAAAAACAAAGTATATTATTATGGAGAATAACATAAATGAGCAATAAAATAATGAAAACTTTAACCATTAACGGAACCACGTATCAAGTACAAGACAAGAGATTTGATGCGTTGGTTCAAGCAGTAGAACAAATATTGAAAAATAACGGATTAATGGCTCCGGATGAAATGTTAGTGATCGGAGATGACACTCGTGTGGTTACATCCGATGGACAAACAGTTTATGTGAGAGGAGAATAGATATGGAAACAAAAATTATAATTAATGGAAATAAAGTTATTTTTGAAGGACATGCTGGTAATACAGAGGAATGTAGAACTTTATCGGCAATGTGTGAAGTATTAAATGCTAGTGATAATTTTAACACTATCAAATTAGAAAGTGGATATGCTGAATTTGAACAAGTAGCTGGTGGAGAAACTATGATATTTACTGCAACAGAAGCAAGACTTACAGCATTAGAAGAGGCTATTGCGAAAATTAGATCTTGTACTTGTGACCCTAGTAAATATGCTAGTGCTGATGAATTTGACAGGTTAAAAAGACGTATGGATGATTTGGAAAATAGTAGTGGTAACTCACTTTCTTTTGCTGAAATGTCAAGTCCGTGTGTAGATTTAAATGGCGCAACTATCACATTCATACATAGAATTTTAAATGACATACCAACTTTTCAACAACTTGCTACCGATTTTTATAGCAATAATAGCAATTTATTTACTTTAGATGGCGATGGATATAAATTAGACTTTGGGTCCTCAATACATTATTGTTTATGGTTTAAGTTTTATTTGGATGGTAATGGAGTCGTTACAACTATTAAACACCAATATTATAGCAATGAAATAGCTTTTTGGGATAACTCAGCTGGTTTCACTAGTGAATATGACACTTGGTATGATTTCTATGAATCTGAAACATTAACAAATCCATCATTTATAGAGTTTATCTCTAAATGTTGTAGTATTCAAGGGGGAGTACGTGCAACTGTCAATTTAAGTGATTACCACACTAAATCAGAAAGTGATGCTCGATACGCAAAGGCTGCTGACGTTACTACATACGCAAGTTTAGAAGGTGTGGGTGTTAAGTTTAAGGAAGATACATCTAATTTAGGTCAAATTGCAACTAATTTTTACAACAATAATAAAGACTTATTCTATATTAGGGATTACGGATACATAAAATTATACCAACTTGGTGTAGAATTAACAGAACATTACAGTTTATCATTTGAATTAGATGAACAAAACAATGTTATTGCTATTGGTTATGAGGGTGGAAGCGATGGTTTTGTACATTATTGGGATTCTACTAATGGAGTTAATGAATGGTACAAAGATTTTACATTTCCAGTTTACGGGTATCCCGCAGATGCTTTAAGACATCCTGCTGTTATCACTTTCTTTATGGAGTGTTTTGATATAGAAGGCGGAGAAATTACTTCTTTAAAATCATATATTAACAATACTTATAGTATCAAATCAGAAAGTGACGCAAAATATGCAAAGGCCAATGATGTTATTAAATACACTAGTGTAGATAACGCAACCGTAACTTTTAGAGCTGATGTTTTAACTCCGTATAACTATGAACTTAAACAACGCATTCTTGAGTTTTATTTAAATAATACCACGTTGTTTACAGATTACCCAGAGAAAAATGCTAAATGTTTATCTTGTGGATACGGTGGATATGGAGGATTACTATTTATACTTGATGACGGAGATATTGGCGACGCTTTAGCGATTGATTATGGAGCAGAATCTACTACTCTATGGTCTTTAGAAGAAGGACTTGTCCATTCCAACCCAACATTTTATGCCGAACATTATGATGTGTTAAGTAATCAGGCTTTTGTAGATTTTATTGATTACTGTTGTGTTATTGAGGGCGGACAGTCAGCTCATTTAAAATCACTTGTTGGCAGTGATAGTGGCAGTGACTCTGACGCTATTGCAGAAAAAATAGCTAAAGCAACACGAACAGCTAATGACGCATTATATTTCTCCCAACAAGGTTTATCATTAGCTCAAGAAGGTTTGGATAAAGCTGAAGAAGCATTTGATAAAGCCGAAGAAGCTATGGATAAAGCTGAAGAAGTTGAGGATAGTCTATCAGATATTAAGGAAGCACCTAAAGTTACTTTACCTTATACAGCAAGCGAATTATTAAATAAGTTGAAAAACTTATAGGAGGGATTAAATGTCTAATACAGAAAAATTATTAAACGCCTTAGCGACAGGCGAAGATGTAAGCGGTTTCGAGCCGCAAAGTAGAATGGAAGAAATTCTTAAAAGAATCTGCTTAGAGGAACCGTTAGACGATTTGATTCCTTTAAGTAGAGTAGAAGTTTTATTGATTGAAGCAGTAAAAAATATGGCTAGTGGTAGGGGAGAAGACAAATTAAAAGTGTTATTAGATGCTAAAAAAAGTACGGACTATTTATTTGTAGGCTGTACATTATTAGAAAGTGTTGATGATTTCATTAAATATGAATATACTGAAAATGCTACTAGTATGTATAGCATGTTTAGTGGTTGCAAATTATTAAAAACTATACCCTTACTAAACACGAGTAAAGTTACTAATATGGGTGCTATGTTTTATTTGTGTGAAAATTTAACAACAATACCTTTGTTAAACACAAGTAATGTTACTATTATGAGTAATATGTTTTATCAATGTAAAGTATTAACAACAATACCTCCCTTAGATACTAGTAATGTTACTAATTTTGAAAGTATGTTTTGTTTTTGTTCAAATTTAACAACAGTACCTGCATTAAATGCGAGTAAAGCTACTAATATGTATAATACTTTTTCTAGTTGTTCTAAACTAAAATCAATTTTAATGTATGGAATGAAAACATCATTTGTTATTTCACCATCAACTCAATTTGAAGCAAGTGACCTTGTAACAATATTGAGTAATTGTCAAGTGGTAACAAGCTCAGTAAAACTTACAATGGGCTCAACTAACCTTGCTAAATTAGACGGCGTATACGTTAAAGAAACAGGAGTAGAACCATACGAAGGAATTACAGTTAGACCAGTAACAATTTGCGAATCAACTGATGAGGGAGCTATGTTAGCAACGGATTATTTTATGACTAAGGGATGGACTTTAGGATAGGAGGAAAATTATGAGTTTAAATTTAAGAGAAATACCAGCAGGAGCTGTTGAAATTCAAACAGGTTTATGGATGCTTTCAACAGAAGTAGTTATCGGTGGAACTACTTACGAAAGACGAGAATTATATTCTAGTGAAGGATATTGTTTTTATGATATTAGAGAGGAATTTTATGATGAAGAAGGTAATGTAATACCAGAAGAAAATGTTTTACCAACTCAAAGAACATACTTCCAATATACAATACTAGGTATTTATGATACACCAGACAATTATGTATCGGTACCTGTTGAAGATGGTTTCAATATTCTTAATCAACCAAATGACAACGTAGTAGCATAGGCTATATGCCTATGGTAAGAAGGTGAAAACATGTCATCAACAAAAACATTAATTGATACTATTATTCTAGCTGCATATGATGTGTATATAAAAAGAGCTTTGGATTTAAAAGCTGATAAAACTACTGTAAGCGCTTTAACTTCTACAGTCAACTCTAAAGCAGATAAAACGACCGTAGAAGCTCTAGAGAGCTCTATTAGTTCTAAAGCTAATCAATCAGATCTAACAGCATTAGAAAACACAGTTAAATCTAAAGCCAGTCAGTCACAATTAGAATTGTTAGAGATCAAGTTAGATTCAAAAGCCGATAAATCTACAGTTGATGCTTTAACTACGACTGTTGACTCGAAAGCAGATAAAGGTATTGTTAATTCATTATCTGAAATTATTGGAACAAAGGCAGATAAGTCTACTGTAAACGCTTTATCAACTAGAGTTACTAATCTAGAAAATTCATCTGGTTCAGGTGTAGATCCGTCAGTTATAAATGAATTAACTGAAGCTATTAACTCAAAAGCCGATCAAGACACTGTTGAAGCCATGTACGGAGTAATCAATGAAAAAGCAAAACAAGAAGATTTAGATGCTTTAGATGGTAGAGTTACCGATTTAGAAAATTCCGGATACGATCCAACATTCAAAATAATTGAAAGAAAATCGTTTGGTACTTCGGGAGCATTATACATAGATCTATCAACTTATATGGCTCAATACAGCGAGTTAATGATCGTTATTAGATCGGTCGTTAACGCGTCAACCACTATAGGTATATCAAACACTACTAGTGGTACGTCATTCCATACGTCAACTTCTGTGTCTGGAACAACTTATACAAAACTAGTCATGAATAAAACAGACGAAGGTAATTACGCATGGTCAATTGGTTCGTCATTCGGTTGGTCAACTTCTGCTGATTACAAATATTTGAAATATAATAGTTCAGCTACGTCTGTATCTATTTCTGCGGTTATTCATGGTAGATAATTTAAAGAGGAATCAAAATGGAAAATGATTTTAAAATAATAATTAAACAATTTCATAATGAAATTACCATATATCCTATTAGTGATGTACACTTAGGCAGTATCGAACATAACGCTACTGAGTGGAAAAAGTTCATTGAAAAAATTAAGGAAGAACCTAATTCTTATGTTGTTTTAGCTGGGGATTTGATGAATAACGCAACTCGTTCAAGTGTATCTAATATATTTGAAGAAGTTATCACTCCAGGTAAACAAAAACAAATGATGATTGAATATTTAAAACCAATTAAAGACAAAATATTATGTGCAGTTAGTGGTAATCATGAGCGTAGAAGTATTAAAGACGCTGATGACGATCCTACTTATGATATTATGTGTAAATTAGATTTAGAACATTTGTATCGTCGTAACGTAGCATTTTTAAAAATTCAAATTGGTTCAGAAGGTAAATTCCGTTCGACTTATATGGTTGCGGTTACTCATGGTGCTGGTGGAGGTATATACACTGGAGCTGCAGTAAATCGTAATGAACGCTTTGGGTATATGATCGATGGTCTTGACTGTTTAATCGTGGGTCATTCTCACAAAGGAACAATCACAAAACCATCAAAACTTGTATTTGATCCAAGAAATAATGTTGTTACACAAAAACCTTTTACTGTTGTAACAAGTCAATCTTGGTTAAGTTACGGAGGATATGCTGTACAAAAGATGTTATTAGCAGCATC